GGCAATGATCTGCGTTTCTTCCGCTTCTGCGTTGGCCTCGACCAGCTCCAGCGCCTGCGGGGTGAAGCGATTCAGTTGTCGGAGATCGCTCACCCTTGCAGCGCCTGGATGGCGGAAGATGGTGCAGCAGCGGGAGCCGCGGCGCCGCCTGCCGGGGCTCCCGTTGCGCCGGCGATGGCCGCCGCCGCTTGCTGCATTGGAGTCGGTTTCAGCCGATTCATGTCTACGCCGGCCAGGTGGAAAAGCTGCTCAAGGATCTTGCCGGGGTCGGCGCGCTGCAGCAGCGCCTGCGTCAGCAGCTCATTCTGCCCGACGATCATGAGGATCTGCAGCAGCTTCTGCAGCTCGATCTGGCGATCCACCAGCCCGGAGATCCCGGTAACGCGGAAACCGATTTTCAGATCGGAAAACTCTTGCGCGCGCTGCGTGAGCATGTCGGCCGTTTCCGTGCCGATCTCGGTTGCGATGGTCCTGAAATCCATGTGCTGCAGTGCGGTCTGCCACACGAGTGTCAACGTCGGCTCCAGATAGCGCACTTCGATGGTCCGCGCCATCGACCGGATCATGGCCGAGCCCGACTGCTGGACGTTGACGATCTCAGTTGCCGTCGTGCCCTGGTTCGGCGCCAGTTGCCCGAGCGCGATTTCCGACAGCTTGGCGCCTTCGCGGTTCTCTTGCTTGAGTGCCTGCCACACTTGGAACGCCGACGCCGGCAGCTCGCCGAGATCGATTTCCTTGATGAAATCCTGTAGCCGCTGCGTGATGTCTTCGTCCAGCTTGAAGATCTTGTTGGGCGATATGCCCTCGTCGAGCTGCGTCGGGTCGTCCAGCAGACCGGGGAGTGCTGCGAACGCGCGGAGCGCCGACGTGGTGGTGCCGTCGAGGATGAGGTTCGTCATTTCGATGAACGCATCCGCCACGTCCGTCCAGTCTTCCATGTACGTGCGGCCGTACGCGGACAGCGGCACCGGAACCATCGGCGTCGAGACGATCCAGTCTGATCCGTGCCAGAAGGGGTTTTCTTCCGGGCCGCGGATCACGTAGCGGTCATTCGCCACCACGACGAGGCCGGGGCCATCGGCCAGCACTTCCTCGTCGGAGTTGACGATGGTACACAACCATTCGGCAATTTTGATCGGCTTGCGTGCCGTGCCGTCGCCGGCGCTGTGACCGGATGAACGCTCTTTCTCCAACCGCTGCTCGTCGGCATCAGCCGCGGCCGATAGCTGCTCTATGGTTTCCACGTCGTAAAGCGGCTCGCCGTTGCCGTCCGCAGCTTTGGCGAGCGCCAGCAGCTCATGCTTGTCGATGAAATACTCGCGCAGCCGGTAGAGTCCGCGCAGCTTCGGATCTTTCCAAACTTCGCGCGGGTCTACGCTCTCGACGTTTACCCAGCCGGCGGATTGATCCCACGTGACGGCCGAGCACAGTTGCATCAACGCGCCGAGCTTCATCTGATCTTCGAAGACGGAGCCGAAACCGACGCGGCGCCCTTCGGGCGTATGCGCGCAGCGGCTCAGCAACACCTTCATGACCTTCTTGACGTGGGGCACGAGGTCGGCGCGCTCCCCGCCGTCGTCTACTACGTCAAACCACTCGCCGGTCGATTCCAGCGCCTCGCGCATGGCGGCCGACCAGCGATCTACGAATTGCGGCGTCTCGGGCATGACGTACTTGGCCTGCCATTTGGCCTTGTTCGACATGTCGTAGTTGCCCCAATAGCGATCCCAATTGCCGGCCCACACGTCGTCACGCGGCGACGGCCCGGAGCTGCGGCCCTGCACGGCTTCCTCGCGGTAGCTTTGCAGGATCTTCACCAGATCGTTCGGATCGGCGTCGCTTTTGATGGTGGCCGGTATCTGACGTTCTGCGCTGTGCGCCGGCATGTCGGCCATCACTTACGTCTCCGTCGTCGCAGCATGAGTTTCTGCCGGCCGAAGTTGCCTTGGCCCTCTATCCTGAACGCGATGTCGGTTTCGACCGCTGCGACGATAGGGTAGGACTTAGCGACGCCGGCGGCCAGCGCCGTATCGGTTTCCGTGTTCAGCCCGACCGCTATGTTGTACTCCGACGACACGCTCTGCGCCAGGTCCGTCTCGGCTGCGATGCCTACGGCCGCGCTTTTACTGACCCCGACACCGAAAACCGTATCGGTTTCGACTGCGAGCTGGATGGTGCCCGCCTGCTGTACCACGACCGCTTGCGCGGCGTTGGTCTCCGCTACGAGGCCAACCGCCTCCGTTTTCACCCGCGTGATCGCGAGCGCTTGGTCCGCTTCCTCGTTCAGCCCGACAGTCGGCCCTTTGATGGGCGCCATGCTGAACGCTTCGTCGGTAACTTCCGCGCGGCCGGCGTCTTTCGCCTTTGACTTGATTACGGCTTGCGCCAGTGACGTTTCCGACACCTGAAGCACGGGGCGCGCTTTGCTCGGCACCGCATCAAACGCAACGTCCGTCTCAGCCGCGATGCCAACCGCGATGGTCTGCCCGGATGACACAACCGAAAGCGCTTGATCTGCCTCGGTGGCGATCCCGAGCAGCTTCGTCGTGCCGACGCTGAACGTTTGCGCCAGGTCTGTCTCTGTCGTCAGCCCGACCGCATACTCGCGCTGAGTGACGAACGCTTGCGCAGTATCCGTCTCGGTGTTGAGCCCCACCGCTTCGCTTTTAGCCGACGAAACGGCCTGCGCAAGATCAGTCTCAGAGGTTTGCAGCACATCCTGACTGATCCCGCCGCCACCGGCCGCCTGTTTCAGGTGCAGCAGCAGATACCCGATCTCGTCGCCGTATACTTCTACAGTCGCTCCCGCACTGTAGTCCTTCGAGCCCATGCCGTAGTTAGTCGAGCCAGTCGTGGCGTCCAAGCGCACGGTCTGACTTTGGCGGTTGAACTCGATGTCTTCAGAACCGCCGTTCCACCCGGAAGCGAGTGCTACACCGTGGTCACCCGCAGCTCCTCCGGTCATGGTCAACGTGAACGACTGGTTGGCGTTCTGGTTCATGCCGATCACGGGCGTATTGCCGTGAGGCGTGGTCTGGTCAACGCCCGAGAACATCGCCAGCAGGCAGCGGTTGTTGTCCAGCGTCGGGTTCTGGCCGCTTGCATCCCACTGGCATTCCAGCAACGAGCCTGAACTGGAAGGCGACAGCCAGTAGGCGGCGTAGACGTAAGTGGTGCCGCTCCCCCAGTTGTAAGAGGCCGTGCCGATCGGCGTGCCTTCCACGCTGTTGAAACGGAAATACGGCGAGGTCATCTGCTTGATGCCAGCCGAGTCGGTGTCGTAGTAGACGGCGAACGCCACCATGTAATCGGTGCCGGCTGGGACGGTTACGCCGCTGCTGACCGTCTGCCACGTTCCGGTGCCGGTCGGGAGCGCGAAGGTTTCGAGGTCTTCGTATGCAACCGCCATGCGTCTAGGCCCTCACGAAGATCACGTTGCGGTTGTTGCCGGCAATGCCAACGTACCCGGCCGGACTGGGGCAGTACCGCCAGCGGTTATACATACTTTGACCATCACCACTTGTGCCGCCGACCGTGGGCAGGCCGCTGCCGATCGTGACGCTCGTCCAGTTGAAATTGTCGCCGCCTGCGTAGGGGTTTGCGGGCACGTCGCAGTAGCGGATGGTGTCGCCGCCGGCGTAATACACCCACCGCCGGTTGACGGGGTCGAACAGCACGCTGCCATTGCCGTCCGCTGGCCTGTTGGTTCCTCCAGGCGTGTAGTACCCGTCGCCAGGGTTTCGTGCGTCGAAACACACGGGCGGAGCGCTGGCCTGCTGGATGACGACCACCTTCGTCACCGGGTCGATGGCGCAAGTTCGGCGATCGGTGTAGTCGATGGGTGGATCGAGATACCCGCTCCCGGAGGGGTATCGAGTCCAACTGTTCCCCTGCACGTCGTAGGACGCCGCGTAGTTCTGGCCGTACCCGTCGAAGTACCAGAGGACGTCGTCGGCCGAGTCGTAGGTACTGTGACCGCCGAAGATCGCCTGCGACCCGCCCGGGCAGTTCGGGATCGACTCCCACGCCGATTGCAGCGCGGCGCTGGGGTTGACGTACCCGAAGTTGAACAGCCGCGCGGCGAAGGACGCCCCAGCGCCGTCGTAGTAAGCCGCCATCACGGGGACGATCAGTTTGTTCACGGACGACAGGTACTCGAGATACGAGTACGTGTGGCAACTGGCCGGCATGTTCCCGTTCGTCGGGCTTCCGGTGGTCGCGGGGTCCGCGCCGGCCGCCCAGTACCAGGTGGGGGATTCCGACGTCAGCGGCCCGAATGCGGCGATCTCGTTGCCGTTGTACGCGGCGTGTCCTCCACCGTGCAGACAGATGAACGGCCCGGGGATGTGGGTCGAACCGTTGTAGATCCCGCTGGTGACGAGGAAGCCGCCCGAGTAGGAGAAGATCGCGTTGGCGGTGCGCTCATCGCCTCCCGTCCCGGCGTAGGGGCCGAGTTGGTTCAACCAATCGCTGCTGGTGAATACGTGAGTCTCATGGGCCGCCAGAGCGGTATACCACGATGGGTCAGACGGGCCCGGCGGGGAACTTATCCTAAGCATCAAGCCACCAAACCTGGCACGCCGCCATTCTCAAACAGCATATAGCAATACTGGAGTTGGCCCTTGTTCCATGAAAACTCTAGATTCGGGGCCGTATCGGGAACCGTGTCCACGTAACGGTGCACTTCCGTAATGGGTGCCAACTGTGTGCCCCACGGGCGCCAACGGTTGCCCCTCGAAAAATGGACCTGCGCGCGAGTAAGCAACGCAGAATCCCCCGTCAACTTGTAGCCGATGACGCACGTGTTCACGAGCGCGATGTCATATGACGGGTCGGCGCTGACCGTATTGACCGACCCGCTATCTCCGCCGTCCTTGTGCCAGCGCGTGCCATCGCCCTGATGACCAAACCGAGAACCGACGTTCGGGCCGACCCAGGTCGGGTCATGGGCGTAGTGCTCCACGTACCGTGCAATCTTGACGAGCCTTTCGCGAAGCGTGGCGTCCCCCGTCTGCACATAACACCGCCACATGCCCTCAACAGCCAGAGCAAGCTCGAACGCAGAGTGGAATCGTCGCCCCGCGTCGTAGGCCGCTGTGCCGCCGCCCTCATACCCGGCCTGCTCACGGCTGGCGAAATAGCAGCCGCCGCCGTTGGCAATGACGCCGCCTTCCTCCCAATCCGTCGAATTGCTCCACCCGGCCACCATCGCGTCGCGAATGGCACCCCAGCCCGAGTCCCCCGTCGCCTGATACGCGTATGCCGCGACAATCGTCCACCGGGCCGGGGCTCTCGCCTCCCAATACGCCATTGGCTGCGCAGGATTCGAAAGCAGGGTTTGGTATCTGCTCAAGCCTTCAAGCCGTGACTTGATGCCGTTTAACACCGGGAGGATGGTGGAGTCTCCGGTGTCGTTGTAGATCACGCAGAGCCCCTGCCCGTAAACGTGGTCCATGCCCCATCCCGCAACACTGAAATCCGCCCCGCCGGACACCTCGGTATCGAGCGCATTCAGTAGTTGCGCCTTGAAGTTGGCCAAAACGTCGCTACGCCAGTTGGCGGTGGTCCTGCCCGCCCCCACCGTTACCGTTCCATACCGCTTGTACTGTTGATCCCACGTCCACAGCACATCACCTTCGGTGCCGCCATGCAGGTCGTCGTTGATGTTGTAATTGGTGGACGACCCCCACGAGTACCCCGAGTCGCCAAAGTTCTGCGCATCGCCGGGGATGGTCCACCCGGCAACGTTGTTGTAGTAATCCGTTTCGTCTTGCAGAGAGGGAGTGTCCCAATCCCATATCGGAGAATTGATCGCCTGAGAGATGCGCAGCATGGACTAAGGCATCCGCAACGTCTGGTAGCTCCCGTCAGGCACGATGGCCCAATCGAGTGCCACGAGCGGGATTCGGCCGGCGTCGGACGCGGACTCTTCGGCGCAAAACACGGCTTTCACCGTTGGGGCCCCCGTGAACGTCGAGAGCGAAGTCCACGTCTGATCCGGAATATCTACGTCTACGCGGTCGTTGGCGTCATCGACCGTGACCGTAGCCGAGATCCCCGTCTTGCGAACATAGGTGCCACCAGAGCACTCCGTGTTGCTCGGGGCCGCAAGCAACTGCGCCAGCGTGTTGTAGTCGGCGAGTGTGGCGTCGGCTGCCGCTTCCTCCAGCAGCACAACAACAACCGGCAGGTTCTGCCCCGCGGGGTCTACCAGCTCCGCTACGCGGCCCTTCGCGATGTTGAATGTGATGTCGGCCACATCGTCACGACGCGCGATAGAATCCGGCGGCGTTGATCGCGGCGGTGATGTCCGAGCCGTCCGGCGTCACAGCGAAATCGTGCTGTGTCAGCGGCACGATGTTCGCATCCGTTCCGGCCGTGGTGTCGCTGTCGTAGCACACCAGCAGGTCGGTCCAGTTGTCGCCGGCGTTTACCGCGCTCCACGTCTGGTCGGGGATGTCCAGATCCACGCGGTCGTTGGTGTCGTCTGGCGCGAACGCGGTCAGGTCCGTGTCGGTCAGCGTCTTCCGGGCGTAGTTGGTGTTCGTCGCCTCGTTGGCGGCCGTGCCGAGGACCGCGGACAGCGTGTCCAGATCCTTGAGCGTGGCGTCGGCCACGGCGTTCGCCACCAGCGCGACGATGATCAGCGCCGAGTTCGCCGGGTCGTTGGTGTCGACGCGATTGTACAGCTCGGCAACCCGGCCCAGCGCGATGTTGTAAACGAAATCAGCCATGTCCTATTCCTCGTCCGTCGGCCTTGCTTGTCTCAGTGCTTGCGCAACTGGAGATCGAAAGCGATGTACCCCTTGGCTTTGTCCGGTGGGGCGGTGATGTCGAACACTACGTCGCCGTCGGGGGTGTGCAGCGTGAACGCGCCGCGGCCGAGCGACGCCCAGCCTTCGGCTACGCCTTGTTCGATGCGCCGCGGGGGTACGCGCCAGGTCTCGGACATACGCAGTATTTCAACCTGCGTGTATTTGCCGTTCTCGTCTGCGATTCGCTTCAAGTACATGGTCTTCCTTCCGTCAGGTCAGGGCGCTGCCGCCGATGATGCAGGCGATGGCAGCGCTGGTGCCGCCGCTGATTACCGGGCGGACGTAGCGCGGGTTTTCGGTGATCAGCCGCAGAGTCGCGGTGGTTGTGGAAATCGGGTTGCCTTCGGAATCGTTCAGCGTGAACCACGTGGTTCCGTCCATCGAACCTTGGAGCACGGCGGTCGCGCCGTTGAAGGTGCCGGAGAGCTGCACCGTCTTGTCGGCGATGGCGCCGACGGACGCGGTTGCGCCCGTCTCGTCGTCGGTCAGTGCCCACTCGTAGGAGAAGTATTTGCGCTCGTCAACCGGCATGCGTTGCAGCTCCAGCCTTTGCGGCCGGAGTATGGCGCAGCCGCGAACTCGTTGTCTAGGGTGTCAGTCGGGCAGCGTGGAGTAGAGTTGAGCCGCCCCGATGACCCATCCCATGATCTTGCCGATGGTCGTCTGATCGACGTAGACGGGCTCGCCTTCGGGCGTTTCCGGCACGGTCTGCTCGTAAACCCCGGCGATTTCCTGCGCTACCGCAATGGCGATGGCACGGTCAGCCGGTGTGAGATCCTGCAGCTTCTCCGAGACTTTGATGTAGTCGAGCAGATCCTGCAAAGTCACCGTCTCGCCGCTCGCGAATGCTCGGGCGTCTTCCGCCACCGCAATGACATTGAGCGCGGTCGTCTTCCACTCGGATTCCGGTTTCGCCTGGATGTAGCGCATGGTCCCCTGCTCGACCACCAGCCGCGCCATCAGGTTGCTGCTGTTGCCCTGGCCCGCGCAGCCCGAAAAACCCGCCAGGGGCAGGAGCAGGAACAGCCAGAGGAAGTAGAACTTTCGCATCGGTCTTGATCTCCACGCACGAGTTGGTGACGTATACATGGACGGGTGAGTAATCACAAGCTGCGAGCAGGCTTGTAGCGGCCAGCAGCACCGCCGAACCAAGACACCGCCAGCCACTCCATCGCGACCAGCGCGGGGTTGCGCCCCTGGCGTCTCGCGAGGCGTGCGAACTCGGCGTCGAAGTGCTTTTTCCAGATCTCGCGCGGCAGCATGCCGTGGGCGCAAAGCTGATAACCTGCATCATGAATAAGGCTCGGAAACATGAGCGTGTCGTAGTCCGGCACCACGTCAGGGCCGTTCCACATATAGCCTTGGCGAAGGTACATGAAGTCATTGTTGA